TAGGGGCATATTATTAAACTAGGGTTAAAAGATACTTTAGCTGATTTACATTTCCAAGAATCTCATCTCGGATATTCAAAAGATCGGTGTCACCTTCGTTCAAATAGCCGGGCAGTTCTTCTGAAAGGAACGAGATAAACTCATCGTTATATTCGCCAAAGGTTTCAGAGTAATTGTCTAGGCTAAAATCAAAAGTAGAAGCAGAGATGATTCTTCCATACTTACCCATAAAGGTTTCCACAAATTCATCAATGTTCTCTGTTAGAGACTCGTAGATTTCCCCAAAACTCTTGTGTTGGCTATAACTCCTTGTCTGCCAATGAAATATCTTATATTGATTCTGATAAGTCAGAAAAGTTGTGAGAATTGTCTCGCCGTTGGCGTTTTCCATAATCCCTCCCTAGTTTGTCAATTATTTAGATTTATCGGTGAGTGGCCCACCAACAATCCAAGCGTCACAAGTCCGTTTGGCCGCACATTTGAAATCAAAAATCTCGCAGTATCCTAGATCGCCACCGATCTCAACTTCGTTTGCATCTTCACCAATGCCTTTCTTAATACACCCAAGAAGTTTGCTGGTCTGATTAAAGGCGGCACAATTACCACAACGCATTTTCTTTGCGGTTGCTACATCGCCTTGAAACTCATCTGCCTTTGCCTTCCAATAAGCATCGTTTGGCTCATTAGGGTTAGCTGGGCCGTAGTTGGCATCATCAACCGCATTTTGCCTATGAGCTAAATTGGTTTTTACATCTTGAGTTGCGATTGGACAAGAGGCTGGTTCTTCTAGCTTTTCGTCTCGGCTGTCCATCTGCTTGATGAGTTTCTTGACCCAAGAAAAGCCAGCATCACCACCCCAGCCGTTCCACGCTTGCCAGCCCTTGCCTTGATCGTCCCAACCAGCACCCTTCTTATCGACTTCGTGACGGCTAAAGAAAGAGTGCATCCTACGAATTGTGTCCGGGGATAATGCCTTGCCAGCAATCAAATCCCTAGCCCTAGCGATGCCTACGGAGGTCATTCCTCTCTGGCTAGATGGTTTCTCACTACGAACCTCTAAAGCTCGCTTGGCGGCATCCCTAGCGCCTTGAGGTGGGGTGAAGTCGATGTCTGAATACTTGCCAAGTTCGCAAGCATTAAGCATCCCTTTAATTAACATCTGAACGCTCTTATTATCTAGCTTGGACAACTCTTGCAGATTATTTTCAATCTGTATTCCACCAATTTTTTGCGTATCTTCGGTTGAGCCTTTTTCGGTTGGCTCACGCTCCTCACCAACATCAATATCCCCATCGCTACCAGTTGTGCGGCTTGCGGTATCTTGTTCTTTAATCGGAGGAACAACCACAACGGCATTTTCGTCTTGAGCTTCATCTTGCATCTGCTCTGGTGCTTGAGGAGCAGAACCAAATGCGGGTGCTGGTGCTGGTTTGTTAATGTCGGAAATAGTCTCTGGTGGAACGCCATACTGCTCTGAAAGGTCTTTAACCAGTTTGGCTTCTAATGCCCTCTGCCTCATTGAACTTTCAAAGTCCAATCCCTTTTCTGCATAGATTGAGCTTGCGGTAGTCAGTCCGGCTCGAAACTCGGATATATTGGCTTGGCTCTCTCTTCCTAAATCTATGGAGACATTCGCACCAAAGTTAAAGACTCCCTTGGTGCTTTTGCTTCCAAGATTGTTTGCAATCAATCCCCTCGCAACTCCGTCTGCAATAACGATGTTCTTGAGGGGGCGAAGAACCTTATCCTCAAGAAGTTTCTGGTATCTGCGGAAGGTTCGGCCAGCTTGTTGCATTTCAAGTCTAGCAGTTGGGCCAGACATCATAGAAGGATCAACGGCAAACGAATAAGGAATGCCAACTCCCATACAAATGTTCCGCAAAAGAATCCTATGAAACTCTGCAAATGCACCCGAAGGACGGCTGGGGCCATCTGGGAAAACGATGTCCTCATTGACTTCTAGGTAACTAATCTTACCCGGCTCGATGGTTTCTAGTTTGATGCCTTGGTTGTCGGCGTTTAGGTCGTTGGTAAGCGTGGACAAGTCGGAGGCGTTATTGTTGTTTCGTTTTACAATTCCCGCTTGTGAACTTGCGAGCTTGGCGGCCATCTTTTCGGAAGCAATGATTTCATACAAATCCACGCAATCATTGATGGCCGTATGAAAAGCAGAAATCCCTCGGTATTGGTCGATGCGAAGCGGGTCATAAAGATGAAACGCTTGGCTTGCGGGAATGGTTGTTTGGAAAATGTAAGCGTTGCCAAAGGTGCGAAGGTAAATGTCGTAACCAGTAGGAGCACCAGTTTCTTGATCAATGTGGATTCCGCTAATTAGATTAAGACTTGTATAGGTTCGGTTTGGGTCTCCAACTCTATCTGCCTCAATGCCTTGTAACTTTAGATTGCCATTCTGGTCACGCACCAGAACAAACAAAAAGTCTCCGTCACGCAACATCGACATCATTGCAATCTGCATCAAGAACGACCCGGTATTGCGTCCAGAAAGATCGCATTTATCCCACCAATCGTTCCAATAAGCCTCTACATCTGTATTAACTTTAGGGCTTTCTGTTCTGGCTTGATAGGAAATGTTACCCGCACAATGGCTGGCAAACTTCATCAGCAATCCACGAATCAAACCAACATTCTCGGCCAAATCCCTAGAACGCTTTAGAAGTTCCACTCGATCATAGTTTGAACGAAAACCTTCCGCACCAGACAACGAGGACGGCCCACGGCGTTGCCGATTGTATTGCGTTGCATCATATTCAAAAGCCGTGAGCTTTGCCCTAGATGCAAGCCGATCAACCGCCGCTTGCGGATTTACAAAGGCAATAGCCTTATCGAGAAAGTTCAGCCCGATTTTCTTCACTTACGCCATCCCAATCGAACGAGCAGGGCCAAACTTTGCGTAGGTGGTTCTAATACGGCCACCAGTTGCTTGCTGAATCGCAAGGGTCAATTCTGCAATCGTATCACGGACATCGGAAAGATTGGCTCTGGTGAATGTCCTTCCAGAAATGGAATAACTTGAACCCGCCACCGCAATCGCTTCTAGACAAGTGATATATTTATCACGGAGAGAAGTGAGGGTGGTTAGGGGTAGTCCGATGAAATCACCCTTCGCCATTCTCAAACTCCTCTGTCAAACTTGCGGGTGTGATGTTCAATAGCTTGTGCAAACCAGCCCCGACGATGTTCATGCATTCGCAATCTAGTCCGTGATTATCCTTGGCTATCTGCTTCCAAACCATTCGTGTTCTCCCGGTCATCGGGTTCTTAATTGATACCTTCTTTTCTGCTTCTATGTGCAATCTCCACACTTGCGGAACATCATCTGCCACAAACCCGTCGCTACTTACTAGCTTTGAAAATATGTCTTTGATGGCGGGGTTAGACCAACGCCATACGGGGCAAAGTCTCCACTTCCATCCAACCCTAGATTGCGGAGCCTTACCAGATAGCGGGTCACCATTGGCGATTCTCGCAAATGGTCGAGTTATCTTTTCGTTATTGACGATCTCCGAAAAACTTGCCCTATCCGAACCAACCAAGGCTATCCATCCGTTCACGCAACATTGATAATAGACATCTCTGGTCTGATCGCCCGAATCCACAAATACGCACTTGGGTTCAACATTAAACTCTTGTGCTTTGGCTTGAATGTCTCCCCAAGTTTCCAGCCTACCAAACCAGACCATTCTAGACTTGTCTCCGCTATAAGTTCGAACCAATGCCCAAGCGTGAAACCCACCCGACTCTTGAATATCGACTGACATAATGGTTTTCTCGCCATCTCGAACCTCGCCCATATTGTAACCACCCGCCTTGATCTCAATACGCTCTTGTTCGTGTTCCAGCCACGGCTCTGCAAGGATGCGGTTCACGAAGTCTTGTAGGCCGATGATTCCGCTATATTTGTCTTGCAAGAACTTTACCGCTAGGGAGCCAAACGAAACCCAAGGAGCATAGAGTCCATTAAGGTGATAGCTTCTGCGGTTGGGTTCGCCTTTAGGGTTGGTCGCAATCCACTCTCCACCCCGGAGCATCGCTGTCTTTTGGCCGTCTGTAATCTTGCCTTTGCAGTTCTCGCACTCGTAGTAGGCCGATGATTTAACCAGCTTAAAATCATAAACTGCTTCTTCGACCTTGGCGGCCTCGTCCCACTTTACTTGTCCCCAGATTAGCTTCTGTTTGTGGTTGCAATGTGGGCAAGGCACAAAAAAGAAACGCATATCGCCCTTTTGCCATTCTGCCCAAATCGTAGAATCAGCCGTGGTTGGCGTAGATGTGGCGATGATTAGGTGATTTGGATAGGTCGCAACTCTAGCCTCTGCCAACTGCAATGCCCCAGCCTCGCTCTTGCTCGCACCCGCTTCCGGGCATTTGTCCACTTCGTCCAAACATAGAAGTGCTACGCTTCTAGATGCCAAATTGCTAGGCGAACTAGCACCAACAAACCAAAGTGAACTTCGTTTGAAATGTTGCTCTAGCAATTTAATTTTATCGGTATTATCTGGCTTTTCTTTTGCAAGTGCCGGGCAATCGTCCACCATCGGAAGCCATCGGGTTTCAGAGAAAGACCTAGCCAAAGCCTCCGATGGCATAACCCATAGAGCAGGGCAAGGATGCTCTGCAATTCTATAAGCTAGGCCAGCTAGAATTGTGGTTGTCTTTGATGTTTGCGCCCCCCATACGAGCGTAACCCTGCGAACCGAGTCATCTCCGAAAGCCTCTAATGGCTCTCTTACATACGGAGTTAGTTTAGTCGAATACGCTCCGGGGATATTTGTTACCCTAGCCGAAAGGGTTAGATTTTTTTCTGCCCACTCTGGGATTGAAAGTTTTTCCCTTGGCTCAAAGATTGATCTTGCAAATTGCTTAACATCGAAAAGCTGGTTCATCTCTTAATCATATAATCCTTGGCATAAGCCCAAGTTGGATTCTGATGTATTTTGTGATGGCACTCAAAACACACGGCCAAGAAAAACTCTGTTTCGTTCAGCCTATCGCCAAACCTACCCCGGCGATGATGCACTTGGCTTGCCATTTTGCAACGGCATACTTGGCATATCGGGTTGTTGCCAAGAAACTTCTCTCGAACATCCTTATAGACTTCGTTTTGGCCTTTCCGCTTTTTAGAAACTCGGCGTAGCTTTCCGCTTCGCTTGAGTGGCGTTTTGCGTTTAAGTGGTGTGCGTTTCATTTTAGAATATCATCCAGAATGGAACCAAGGATGCACACCACTACTAGCCCGACAAGTAAAAGTAAAAATGACTCGTTCATTTGAAAGCACCCTCTGCTTTTTGAATTGTCACAAAGATTTGGTCGATGCCCTCTTGAATGGCTTGCTTTGCACATTCCGGGTCACTTGGGTTTGCTCTGGCCGAAAGCGATGCTGGCATTGCGTCCATTAAGTTTCTAATTGAACCAAGCCATTTACCGAACACTTCCCGCACTTCGTCCATTCGGATGACGGCTCTTGTGGCTTCCTCGAATTGAGCGTGTTCCATTTCTGCTTCGCTTGCTCTTTTCTTTGCTTCGCCCCATCCCGCAATCGCCGCTCGCATTGCAACCGGGTTTCCATCCCTGCTTGCCCTTGCTACCAACGAGTAAGCAACTAGCTCTGCCCTTTTCGCTCGAATCAATCTGCCAAGCGAGTTTTCCGACTTTAACGACTCGGAGTCCGAGGTTTCGGATGTCTCGGATGAGGTCGTAGATGGGGGCAAGATTGGTTGCACTCGGCTTGGCTTTTTTTGATTTGCTAGTTTCCATCGGTATGCGTCTGCTTCGGAAGTTAAGGGCATCCCGGCTTTGACCATTTTTGAAATCTGGCCTTTGTCCATTCCCCACTTTTGGACTAAATCTGCTTGTCGAATCATTCCTCACAATGGCTTGCCACACGCCTCACACTTTTCCCCGGTGGCTTTGCCGTCCTCCTCTGGTGCGGTTGCTTCCATCATTTCCGCTATTTCTAGCTCCCCAAACCCAGTTATGTCTAGATCAATCTCACCAGTATCCAATCCCTCAAACAAATCCTTTAGTGCTGGCAAATCAAACTCACCACTCAATTTATTTAATGCGATGTTGGCCGCCTTCTCTTGCTGTTCATCGAGCCATACTGCCCAGACTTGGACTTCTTCTTTATTAAGTGCCGAATAGCACTTTAGGCGTTGGTGGCCTCCTACTATGTTCCCGGTCTTGGCGTTCCAAGTTATCGGCTGAAGGTTCCCAAGTTCCGAAAGGCTCTTGGTCAATCGTCCTAAAGCATCGCTAGAAATTTTTCTTGGATTATACGATGCTGGCGTGAGTTCATCGAGTCGCTTGGTTACTAGGCAAGGGTAGGTCATATGAGTTTTTACTGCTTTTCTATGTTGATGTAAGAGTTCACTTTACAACTTGCACGGAGATTTTGCGGCATGGAACC